CAGCTTCGATGACTTGTTGGACAGGACAGCGTCAGGCGGATTGCCGGAACGGTCCCGTTGGGCTATGCCGACAAGTTTGCCGACGACGGTGCGCTTGGATGAGCTTGTGGCGCGGTAGGTGACTTCAATGTCCGTGCCGATCCATGTTGCCAGCTTGGACACGGGGTAGGGTTCAGTTCCAGTCCCAGGCGCTACGGTGCCGATGAGGGAAGTCTTGCCAATCGTTCTCAACGAATCCTTCTCCTCGGTGCTCTTTCTTTTTGTCGCGGAAAGTGTCACGGACCCTGACCCTTTCAGGGTTGTTCCATCGGTGGTCCCGAAACCATTTCGGGCATGGTGAGTAGCCGTTATAGTGGCTGCGTCCCATCGTCTGCCTCCTGCTTCGCCGCCAGTTTGGCAGCTAGAAGAAGTTCCCGATGAACGCGGTACTGTTCGATGTCTTCATATTTCCATACCCTTCCGCATCGAAGGCCGTCAAGTTCTTTGGGGAAAAGCGGGTCCTCGTGGGCGAACTGGCCGACTCTTCCATCGGACACACCCAGGATGGTGGCTGCTTCAGCCAAGCCGCAGAGTTTCTTTTGCCATGCCATGACGCAGCTCCCTCAGATCAAACCAGACACAGTGTTCAGGCAGGCGGCCGTAGGTGGCCCACACCTTGAACTCAAGCCATGTAAGCCCTAGGAACTGGTGTAGCTCCAAGCCCTGCCCTTCACCATCATGCCACAGCTTGATGAACCTCTCGCATGCAAAAGTTGATCGTGCGCGGGCCAGGCACCTGACCTGACCCGCCACACCAACCACAGCCGTCCATGAACACCTCAGGATGCAGACCCAGGCATCTTGGGCACGTCACCTTGACCTAGCCTTATACGCTCGCCTCAGTGCTCGGATGCCAGACTCAGTCCGCGCATAGGCCACATACCGGCGGCACGTCTTCTCGTATCTGATCCGAGCCCTGAACATGGCACTCATCCCCTCAGGGGACTTCAGCAACATGGCCACCAGGGCACCCTGAGGTTCCTCAGTCCGACGCCTGCGATGCAGACCCTTCTTCGTCACCTGAAACTTCCGTAGCTGTGGCATCCTCTTCCTCCCATGAATCCAGAAGATAACCGACCTGGGAGGCATAGGCGGACAAGAAATCCTCCATCACCTCAGGTGCCTTGTACCCCACCGTTTCCCTGAAATACTTGACCAGGGTGCGCAAACCTTCCTCGCGCCTGGCCAGCTTCATCCTCAAATCCGCGATTACCTGGGCCGCATCCGCGCCGGTAGCCTGCTCCAAGGTCGAAACCTTGAAGTTCAGAGCGCGGATGTCGCCGCGTAGCGCCAAGCTCGAAGCCTGAAGAGCCCTGAAGCTTTCCAGGAGCCGATCATGCTTGTCGCCCCAGTAATCCATGGAGTCCAGGTCAGACATGCTTGCCCTCTTCCGGGGTGATCCAAGGCCAGTTACCGGTCACGCCGTCCTGCGTCCACTGGACCAGCTTGAACGCTTGATCGTTCAAGCCACCAAACGTGTGCCGGTTGGCGATGCTCTGTGTCCCAGCCGCCTTGTACCCGGCCAGGTTGAATGTGTACAGGGGCACGTCGGCTGGGATGGCATCGGTGACGCTCTGCCCCCGGTCGTGGCCTTCGTCGGTGAGCAGGATGACCCTGTCGTGACCGTTGAACAGCTTGCTCATGGCAAGCGCGGTCGGAGTGCCACCACCGAAGTTGTAGCCCTCATTGACCCAGCGAACCAGCTGAGACAAAGTGTCGGCACCACGAGCGGGGATGAACGGCTTCGTGTCGCAGTAAGTGCGAACCGCCGAGTACGAATGCAGCTCCACGCCAGGTGACGTCTTCGTCAAAGCAACCCCGAACATGGCAGCCACATCCCAGCGCTTCAACGTGCCATGCTCAGACATGACAGCGTCCATCGAACCGGACGTGTCCACCAAAACCAAGGTGCGACCCTCCAGCCTCGGCACCATCATCAAGCTCGTGTCCAACGCCGTCGACAAAGCCGAATGCCAGTGGTATGACTCCACCGACCGGATCGCCGACAGGAACCTCATCGGCAACTGCCTCGACTTGGCGACCTCCACGGAAGAGGACAGCTTCGCCAGAACCTTGCTGCGGGCGAAATCCCCGATCCCGGCCTGGTCGAAGTTGCGCAGGTTACGAAGCAAAGCCATGTAGCTCATCGACGGAATGATGGCCTCGTACGCCTTGGCATCCATCGGCCCCTGCAACCACCCGGCCAAGGATTCGCGCGTCATCCCAGCAGCCCGCAGCACCTCAGGATCAAGCACGCTACGGCGAATCTCAGGCTTGAGAGCCATGAGCATCTGACGGTTCTGGATCATCAGCAGGGAATCAGGCGCTGGTGTCGGACCCTTCTTCGACGCGATGATCCACGCGAACAGATCAGACTGGGCCGGACTCGTCGGAATTGGGTGGAACATGTTGATCAGGTCGGCCACGCTGAACGCCGCATTGTCGGAGTCATACCTCAACGCCGCGAACTCGGTCAACTCGCCCAGCTTGTCTCCCAGGGCGCGCTTGATCGGCTTGGGGAAAGCACGACCATACTTGGCGACCCAGTAGGCGGCAGCCTCTCCAACCTCATCGGCACGTGAGAGACCCGCCTTCGCCAGCTGGCGTGCGCTGCCCTGCTTACCCGATCCACGCAGGTTCTGTGCATCCCCGTGCAGCTCCACTTGCATCTTCGCCGCTTCCAGGCCAGCTACCACGGCAGCTGAGCGGATGTTGGCGTCGTTGCGCAGCCAGGAGATGAAGCCCAACGTCCACACCCAGTCAGCCCTGGTGCAGTCACGAACCAGGGCTACGAAGCGGGAATTGGCCTTGGCTGCGGACTCGTAAAACTTGTCCTGGCCGAAGAAACCTGTTGTGGCCAGCAGGAACAGTTCCGACTGGGCTGTGCGCTGATAGGCGGACGCACCCTTAGGCCCGGCCAGGGTGGCGCGGGTTGCCGACTGAATCGGGTCACTGTTGGACTTCGTGTTGAAAGCCATGACTTGCCCCTTCCTGGGCATGAAAAACCCCGCCAGGCCCGGAGGTCGGCGGGGATCAAGATAGTGCTGGCCTGAGAAGGAAACGCCGACGGATTCAGTACCATTTGAAGTAGCCGTCAGCTGCGCACCAAGCCAGCGCGAGCTTAAGATCCCTGAGAATAAGGTGACTCGCGTGTCCCCTACCATTGGGGACCCGCCCATGTAGGGGGCGGGCTGGGAATCGAACCTAGAAGTAACGCGTGTCTTCGCACCAGGGATATGAAGTTTTCAATAGGATGTGCCTGAGAAACAGGTGACTCTGCTACAGAATCCGCAACCTTCGGCCTTTGCGGGGCCGCGTTTCCGGGCTCTCATGATTTGTTGAGAAGTAAGCAGTGTCTTCGCACCAGGCACAATGTTCAGTTAGTTGTGTCCGAGAAAAAGTCGCCGAGGCGTTTCATTAGGCGCTCTACCACTGAGCTACAGGCACTCTTGCGAACCCCTGGTGGGATTCGAACCCACGACCACCCGCTTAAGAGGCGAAGAATTCCTCAGCTGCGCACCGGACACATCTTCAGTTTTCATAGTTGTGCAGGGTCGAGAAACAGGCGGCGACGGAAATTTGTGCCGATTGTAAATCAGATTTGAAGTATCCGTTGCCTTCGCACCGGCCCTACGAGAAGGACAGTACCCGGCACGACGGGTGTGTGCAACAGGCAAAGCCTGGGAACGAATCGGACATAATTGAATAAAGGATGATATATAGCTACCATGGCAACTGTCTGAGACTTGTTGGCTGTGGGCCAGGGGCAAGGACGAGCAGCACAAACACACTCTTTGTGACCCAGACCACATCCAACAGAGGACAGCTATGTCTTTCCCCATCCCAAGCGATTTGACCGCTTTCGCGATGGCGGGCCTACAGGACCTCCTGAAGGTCACCGCCGCCGAGCTGACAACGCTTCGCGCATCCGTACCCGACCCTGAGGCGATCGACGACGAGACGCTGACTCGCATCACCGACCTGCACGCTTTCGGCCTGACCCTTCAGACTGAGATCGCCGCACGTGTCCAGCGGGCCGGGGCCTTCCAGGCAGCCGAGCTGACCATCGTCGAGACACCGGCGGCCGTAGTCGCCTCCGTCGAAACCCCGGTCGAGCCAGCCGCCGTCATCCCCGCCGAAACCCTGGTCGCCGCCGCACCGGCAAACCCGGTGGTCATTCCCAGCCTGTCCGACGTGGTAGCAGCCCAGACGCCAGCCCAGGTAGCCCAGGCCACCACAGCGATCCCCGCCGAATCATGGATGGGCGACTTCCACAGCCTGGTAGCCGCCAACAACATTCCCGGCGTGGCAGACGGTCGCGAGATGCAGTCATGGGCCGAGTTCTCGCAGGCGTTCACCGCTCGGACACGCACCTACTCCGGTGGCAACGTCCTCCAGCACCCGATCGCCGAGATCCGACGCAACTTCAACCCGGACTTCGTCCTGACGGAGGAGATGTCGGCTGAGACGATGCAGGAAATCATCCTGCGCGCCTCCGATGAGGCCAACCTGCCCGGTGGTTCCCTGGTCGCCGCCAACGGCTGGTGTGCCCCCTCGGAGACCCTGTACACCACGTGCCTGCAAATCGGCACGGACGGTATGTGGCAGGGACCTGAGGTTCTCGCCCGCCGTGGTGGAATCCGACACAACCAGGGCATCGAGTTCGACACCATCTTCGGCACCGGCACCGGCTTCAACGAACTGACAGAAGCCCAGGTCATCGCCGACGTCACAAAGACATGTGTCGAAATCCCCTGCCCGCCGTTCGTGGACGACCGCCTCAAGGTGACCGTTTTGTGCCTGACTGGGGCAATTCTCCAGAATCGCGCATACCCGGAATTCGTCAACACGTTCGTCCAGGGTGCCCTGGCCACCTACGCCCACTTCGTCAACCGTGAGATCATCGCCGACATCGTCGCCGGTTCCACAGCGGTGACCCTGGTCGGCGTGGACCCATGGCTCACAGACGGCTCCGTCGTATCCCAGGTGCTGGGTGCTGTCGAGCTGGCCATCACCGACATCCAGTACCGCCTGCGCATGACCCAGGGTTCGACGATCGAGATCGTGCTGCCGTACTGGCTGCGCGCCCTGTTCCGCCAGGACTTCAGCCGCCGTACCGGCTTCGACGGCGTAGGCCTGTCCGACGCTGAGATCGGTGCCTGGTTCGCCACACGCAACGCACGCGTTCAGTGGGTCTACGACTGGCAGGATGCCTTCTCAGGTGTGGCAACAGGTCCAGGCGCGGACACCCCGATCCTGACCTTGCCAGCCCTGACGGCGACCCCTACCCTCCAGTTCCTGGCCTACCCGGCAGGCACATGGGTCCTGGCACGTCAGGACGTCATCCGGCTGGAGTCGATCTACGACTCGGTCAACCTGCCGCAGAACCTGGTAACCCAGCTGTTCATGGAAGACGGCTGGGCTGTGATGCGCATGTGCCCACTGAGCCGTGTCTACACCGTCAACCTGTGCCCATCGGGTGCCACGGGCGCAACCCACACCATCGCCTGCACCGACATCACCCCGTAACCCTTTCAACCTTGGCGGCTGGGATGACAGCTGTTGTCCCAGCCGCCAAGGCATAAGCCATCAAGCTTTTGAAAGGAGGACGAGATGGCGGTTCTTGCAAACCAGCGCGAATTTGTTCGACGCCCAGGTTCCATCACGCCCCAGTACGGCCTGTTCACGGTGGCTCAGGCCGCCGGAACCCTATCGGATCAGCTTCCAGGTCACGCGCGTCAAGGTGGTCTGGAATTCGCTACAGCCATCTGCGAACAGCCGACGTGCTATGAGACCAACTGCCTGCCGGACCTGGGCACGAAGCCCGCCGGTGAGCCGTATGACGTTGTCACCGGAGATCCCTTCGTCGTCCTGACGTCCCTGCTGTGCGGTTCGGTCGGCATGACATCCGAGCTGATGACGGACATGCTTCGCCAGCGCGCTATCGCCGGTGAGCAGATGCTTGTCGAAAACACCTTCTCGACAGGTGCGTGCGGACAGGCCCCAAGCCTGTCCAACAACGCTGTCGCCGCCACGGACGTGGGCAACTCCACCGATGTGGTCGATGCGGTGTCGCAGCTTGAGGCCGCTTTCTATGCCCAGTACGGGCTGGCCGGGGTGCTTCACGTTCCCTACCTGGCTTCGGCGTACATGATGCAGGGTGTCCAGATGTACCGGGACTCGGCTGGCGTATGGCGTACACCTTTGGGCACAGCGGTGTCCATCGGTAACTACGCGGGCTTGGATGCGACAGGCAACGCACCGGCCGCCGGTGCGACAAACATCTACATCACCTCACCTGTGTTCATTTGGCGGGCCGCCGAATCGGATGTGTTCTACACACCTTTCGAAGCCGCGCTGAACAGGTCCACGAACCAGGTCAACGCCTACCGTGAACGCGAATACGTGGTGGCTTTCGAATGCCTGCACTTCGTATCAGAGACAACTCTGGTGGTGGTGTGATGGCGGTCATCTTCCCCGGCTTCGGCAAGGACAAGATGCGGGACCTGGCTCAGGTTCTTCTCATCCTCGCCGAAAATCCGCGTGATGTGGGAACCAACACCGACAACGGCTTCGCTTTCGTGGTCCCCGAATACCTGCACGACCTGTACCTGAAGACCTTGGAACCCGAGGTGGAGACACCGGCGATGGTGGATCAGGCCAAGCGCCGCCCTGGCCGTCCGCGCAAAACCGAGCCTGAGAAGGAAGGCGACTGATGGCGACTATTTGCGCGACACCGTTCAAGGTGCCCGCTATCCGGGTCACCCAATTGGACGAGTGCGGCGTCGTTGTCGAGGGCGACTGTTCGACGGTGGTGTCCAATGGAATCATCACCGTCGAGATCGCCCGCGAATATGAGGACCGCGAGGACTTCTTCAAGAAGAACGGTGACGGCGTCTTCTGCGTCACGGAAACGGACCCGCCGATCCTGAAGTGGATCAACTTGACGTTGACGTTCTGCAACGTCGATCCTCAACTGGTTCGGCTACTGGCCGGTGAAGCGCTTCTGGAAGACGACGCGTTGGTGCCCAACATCATCGGGTTCCGCAACTCTCAGGGCGCTTCGGCGACCGTGAACGCTGCTGTCGAAGTCTGGACCCGCACGGCTGGGACCAGCAACTGCGGTGACGGCACCACACGGTACGGATACCTGCTGTTCCCGTGGGGCATCGAAGGCACCATCTCCGACCTCACGTTGGAGAACGGGGCAGCTGACTTCGTGCTGACTCTGCGCACCCAGCAGGGTTCCCCATGGGGTGTGGGTCCTTACACTGTTGTCGAATCGGCCGCTGTGGCCACCCTGGGTGACCCGCTGCCGCTGTTCGACGCGGTTGGCCCACTCGACCATGAGCTGTGGATCTTGACGACCCTACAGCCGCCTGTGGCCTCTTGTGGCTGCATCGCCCTGCCACTGCCCCTGGTAGCTGTCGATTCAGGCGTTCTGACCGCCACGGTCACGCTGCCCGATGGGGTACTCCCGGCGTTCATCGACTGGGGAGACCTGGCCACCGAAACCGTCACGGTCGGCCCGACCGCTGTGCACGTCTACGGCATCGCCGGAACATACGACATTCAGCTGTGGCCTGCGGACGTCTCATCCGCGCCATACACGATTTCATTGGCCGTCGCATAACACAAAGGACTCCCCAGTGGCGGCCGGGGAGTCCTTCTTAGACAAGTATGAGAGGTCGCCATGGCAGGCGGAAGTCTAACCCTAACATTCGACACGTATGAGCAGTTCTCCAACGGGGCGCAGCGTGTTCTCTGCTGGGCATCCACACCCACCAAGCAGGGCCTGATCACCACCAACTCAGGCACCAACGTTCTTTCCCTGGTCGTTCCCGAAGCGGCTTTCGGCGCGGGTTCCCTGGTACTCAAGCGCGCCGGAACCGACCTTGTCTCAGGCTATGTGGCTGGGACACATATCGTCGCCAACGTCGGCAACGGCTCGGCGATGCAGCAGGACCCGAACACCTGCCCGGTATCGACGAACCAGCCAACCGTCACCTCCTTCACGACCAACGTCGGCGGGGTGCCTTTGGCAACCTCGCTGGTGTACGCCAACGTGGCATTGTCCGGCACAGTTGACATCGCCTGGGGTGACGGCACCTCCACCCTGGCTGCCGCCGAAGCGGGCACCGAAGCTCACACCTACGCCCTGAGCGGGTTCTACACCATCACCATCTCAGACGTGTCGGTCCCCACCGACACGGGTTCCCTGACGGTGCGCGTGCCATGACCCAGATTGTGAAAGACATCTACGAACGTAAGATGGGAATCGTCTACGACGGCACGAACTCCGCTCAGATCGATGCCCTGATCACCCAGTTCGACATCATCTCCGAATCCTCTGGGGTCCTGACCTTCGAATCAGCTGGCGCACCATTCGTCGCGAACACCGGCGAACACGTCATCTACTTCCAGGGAATGGTCTTCAACGTCTTCAACACGGCCACCTACAACAACTTCTACACCGAAGCCGCGTTGCAGGACGACTTCCTTGCGTTGATGGACACCGTCAACGACTTGGCGGACACAGTGGCTGGGATCAGCACGGACGCCATCCGAGCCGCCGGGGCCACCGTATGCCCGGCCCTGCTGCTCAATACCGCACAGGATGTGGCGGTCACGATCAGTCCGGCCATGCCTTCGGGCAGCTACACACCTCATGCCATGGTATGGGGCGGCATCAACCTGTCGTCGGTCACAATCAATTCGGTGACAGCGACAAGCGCATCGGTGATCACTGTGAATCTGCAAACTTCACTGCTGTCTTTGTCGGGAGTCAACCTTCTGGTCACCGCCACAAGTTGACGAACATTTTTACCGGGCACGCATGGGCACGATCCGTGCGTGCCCTTTCCGTTAGGATGATAGGGATTGGAGGTGCCCCATGGTTGCCACAGATGTGACAGTGGACCTGGGTGACCCGGATGCGCCTTGCACCTGGTCCATTGACACCGGATGCTGCGACTGCTGGGACGCGCTCGATCCCGACAAGCAGGAAGCCGGAATCCAGTACGCGGCTCTGACGCTATGGGCTGCGACAGGTAGACGCTATGGAGCCTGCCAGACAACGGTTCGCCCATGCGGTAAAACCTGCACCACCGACGGGTCCATGGGCTACTACTGGTATGACGGAATCTGGCGGCCTTACATCCTGGGTGGAGTGTGGCGCAACTGCTGGTGCGGTGGCGGGCTCGGATGCACGTGCGAACCTGACTGCCAGGTGTACCTGCCGGGACCTGTCCTATCGGTGTCGAATGTGACCGTGGACGGCCTTGTCGTCCCAGGCCCCACCATCGTCGACGGCATCGTCACCGACCCCGGCGAGTGGCGCGTGGATAACAAGCAGTGGCTTGTCCGAACCTCTGAAGGCGACTGCTGGCCCACCTGCCAGGATTACAATGTCGACTCCGGCGACAACACCATGTTCGTCACCTACATGAAAGGTGTCCGTATCCCAGCCGCTTTGGCGGGGGCGACGGGAACCTTGGCATGCGAGTTCGCCAAGGCATGCTCAGGTCAGGTGTGCCGTCTGCCGAACCGGCTTTCGACGATTGCCCGCCAGGGTGTCCAGTTGACGTTTGTCAACATCGACAACTTGTTGGCCAAAGGACTCACCGGTATCACTGAGGTGGACCAGGTGATCACAGCGTTGAATCCAGCAGGTTTGAAGCGTCCGATGCGTGTCTTCTCCCCCGACCTTCCCGTGACCAGGCAGGTGACGTACCCATGAGTGACACACTCATTTTTCCGGTAGCTCAGCAGCTTCTCGACTGCTTGTGTGCCGCGCTGCCTTTGGATATGGCCGCCGCCAAGGTCCCAGCCCATTGTGCTTTCCGGCCGGGCGAGATCGTTTCAGCGGACGCGAGCGTCTATGAGGACCTGTGCTGTGAGGGTTTGGCGTGGGTGCGGATCGCCGACATCTACCCTTCGGCGACGGACTTCCCGGCCCCTGACACGTTGACGGTTGTCACCGGCTGTGGGCCTATGGGTTGGGGGGTGGCTTTGGAGATGGGTGTGATGCGTTGCGCACCGACAGGTTCCTTCGAAACGATCCCCACCGACGCTGAATGGCTTGAGCTTCAGCAGGACATCATGAACGATGCCGCCGCTATGCGCAGGGCCATGTGCTGCATGATCGCCCAGTATGATCCCAGCTCCATCGCTATCGGTTCCTGGCAGCCTCTACCGACGACAGGTGGCTGCGCTGGCGGCCTGTGGTCGATCAGCGTCCAGCTGCCCAACGACTGCCAGCCATGCTAGGAGAATGAGATGTCAACGTTCATCTGCGTGAAAACGTGTGGCCTGTTCCGGCAGGGAAAGACATACCATTTCGAGAAGCCGACTGCCCAGGCGTTGAGCGCTGCACGTGGCGGGTTCCTGAAGCCCGTAGCTATCGGGGGAACTCTCGTTAAGCCGCTTGCGGTCGTCGATGAGCCAGCGCCCCTGATGGTCCCCAAGAAGCGCGGGCGGCCGAAGAAGCAGCCCTTCTCTAACATCGTCGCCGAACCAGGTGCTTTCCTCGACGTGGTTCTCGACCTGATGGACCCCTGATGGCCAGGGTTGTCATCAAGCCGGGAAAGGCGGAAAAGTTCGCTGTCGAACGTGCGACGATCCTGGTCCGCCGCGCCTCAGGGGTGATGAGAACCCAAGCCAAACGCAACGCGCCCGGCGGTCCCTATTCAACTGGCACCCTGAAGAACAGCATCCATGTTGAGGGTCCTGACGTCAAAGGGGAAAGCGTGGTCGCGTTCGTCGGCTCGGATCTGATCTACGCCAACTCGGTGCATGGGGGCCAACCCGCTAGGACGATCGTGCCTGTCCGGGCCAGTAAGCTTGTCTTCTTCTGGCGTAAAGCAGGCCGGGTGGTGGTACGTGACTCCGTCAACCATCCGGGTACCACAGCTCAGCCTTACCTGACGAGTGCTATGCGGACCGTGGCACCAAGGTATGGTTTCAAAACAGTCACATACCGCAACTAAGGATATGATTCGCACATGACGTACACGGGTGTTGTGGATATCGGCGGCCGAATGATCACGTTCGCCAAGCCGACCGATGGCCAGCTGGAGATGTTGGCGAGGATTCAGCGCACCCTGAGCCGGGGAACCGATGACGCGCCGGGCGAGTTCTGGTCCAAGCAGATCGACCGGTTGGGAACCTTGCTCGACTCCCTCATGTCGGAGGCCGACCTAGAGATTGTGGAGACCATGCTTTTGACGGGCAAGATCTCCCACGTCGACATTCTCAAAGGCTTGTTCTACGCCATCGAACAGGGCCGGGAAGATGAGCCGACGCCAGCGCCGACAACAGGTCCGGTAGCGAGCCCGAAGCGTGCCCGGCGCGGCTGACCTCCTGATCCACCTGACCCCATGCCCGATCATCATGGTCGTCGGTGGGCAGGAGTTCGTCATCCCCGCCATGGACGCGGTCGGCTGGGTTCGGGCGGTCACCGCAACACCTTTGGAGCCCTACCGGATCTTTCCCATCCTCGCCGGACCTGACGCCGTAGACGCCGTTGACGACGCCCTGTGGAACGGAATCCTCAGCGAGGAAGACTTGCTCAAAATGGGCTTGGAAGCTATCGGTGTAGCCGCCGACCGGCCCTGGTGGGTGGCGCTGCGACTGATCAGCTCCGTGTCGAAGTCGTGGAATCATCTCCATGTCAACCACGCGGCTGGGATGAGCTTCGCCGGATGGCTCGACGAAGTATGGTCCAAAGCTATCGCGC